CCTTCATAAACTGCGTCAGAGGGTCTTTGTTATCGCCACGGACAGTCCGAATATAATAGGCTGAGTGACGAGCATGAATACCACTGGCACTATCAACCAACTGGGAAACAGTGCCTGACGGTTTGACGCATGTAATAGAAGCACTAGCAGGAATACCAAGGCGTTCAGCCCACTCAGCATTAGTAGTAACAGCGACATTCTTAAGATGCCCCAAGATGTTAGGAAGGTCTGGGTTACCAGATAGCATCATGTGGTCCATGATACCTGTCAACGACACACCCAACAGACGCTCTTCCTCGGTGTTCTTCTGCCAAATCTTACGCAGATAGGGGAAGTGAGTGTAGGTAGACTGGATAGTGCCAAGGATCGTAGCCAGCTTTACTTTCCGCTCCAAGTCCTTAAGTGTGTCCGTAGCCCGAACCACGACTTCTGTGAGGTTACAGAATTGGTACGGACGAAGGATGATTTCACTGCACGGATTAGTACCAAAATCTTGGTTAGCATCACGACGACCATTCTTTCCAGCTTGTTTCTTAGATGCCTGACGAGAGAAGATGCCCCGCTCACCAGACTTGCTTTCCACCAGAGAGAGCCATTCACGCATGAAGGTTTCCATGTCAGGCTTCTCAGTGTAGGCCACAGAGTTGTTAGCCAAGGCACGTTGAGCATTACCTTCCCACCACATACCTGACTTAGCATGACGCATACGGTCATCAGACAGGTTCGACAGAGAGATCATTGCAGAGCGACGAACACCGCCTACCACAACAACTTCACCGATCTTACACATGATGTCGTGGCACTCAATAGAAGACAGCTTACGACCAGCAGCACCCTTGAACTTCTCAATCGTGTACTGGAACAATTCCACCAGAGGGGCAGGACCAGATGCACGACCACCAAAGGTCTTGAGTTTAGCGCCAGCAGGGCGAACCTTAGACACATCCCACTTAGGGATTTCCCCTGCATAGAGCATAGCAATCAGCTTACGCAGAGATTTAGCCCAACCTTCTTTGCTGTCGTGGACAACAATAACATCCTCAGAACCGAACAGTTGTTCAGGAACCTCTGGCAGCTTGCTGATGTATTGACGCTCCACAGAGAAGCCAACACCAGTGCCACACAGAAGAATGAACATAGCCTCATCAAAGGACTTAGGATCATCCACAGGCAGATAAGAACAGTTGTAACCAGCCGTGTTGTCACGCTCCAAGGCAGGGCCAGCAGTCATCACAGCCCGCATAGAAGGCATCACATCAAGGTTGAGGATAGCCTCTTCCAGATCGTCAAGGATAACCTCGTCACGGCTTTTAGGGACAACCACATTGGTCATGTAGCGAGAGACAGTCTCACCCCAGTTCTCACGGCGGTTCTCTTTATCCAACCAACGAGCATAGCGTGATGTGTGAATGAAGGATTGATAGTCGGTTGGCAGGTAGTTATTCATTAGCGGTTATCCCCACTTCCTTTAATTACGTCTCGTTTCTGGCGGTCACGGAGTTTGTTGACAACACCATGAACAATCTCGTCCATCGTGTACCCCAGTTCATGTGCAGACATGGCAACATACCACAACACATCCCCAAGTTCAGCAGCCGCACCAATATCATCAAAGGAACCATCACGGATACCTTTCTTGATCTTGCCTGCATATTCCCCCGCTTCAGAGGCTAGACCCAAAGCAGTATAGGCTAGACCTTGTTGCTTAGGGTAGATTGCAGTTTTCTGACACTCACTCTGGAACCAGTTGAAATCGCTGGTTCGAGCAAATGCGTCAATATCCGTTTCGTTAATCATATCTTCCTCTTCATCATATACAGACCATTTAGCCATCAGTATTCGTCCTCATACCTCTCTAAGAAGATGTAACCAAGATCGTCTAGGATTTCAAGTACCTTCCACAAAGTAAGGTCATGGTCCTTTAGGATAGTCACAAACCCACGATCTTCGATGAGTTTCAAGATGTCTTCTTTACTCACGGTTTTCTTCCATAGAATGTTGTCTCAGTCTCGTTGTTGGTGAAGAGATACCACGCATAGTTATCTACACCCTTCTTCTTGTTGTTCTCCCAGTACATCCGTCCTACACTGACCACCTTAGAACATTTAGCCATGTAGGGGCCTACTCGTACATTGTGCATATAGTCAGCAGGCAACAACAACCAAGTAGGTGCTAGAGTAGGTAGGTGGTCTAGAATAGGCTTTAGCATGTCCCATGTAAAGGGCGGGTTAGTGATGAAGTGAGTGACTTCTGGCCCAACCCAGTTAAGGGTAAGACAGTTTCGTTGCTCCACGTCCTTTGCTTGTGGTTCAATGTCCATTGCGCCCACACAAACTACACCATGATGCCTGCACAGTTCGTTGATTAGGTCACCAGCACCAGCACAAGGTTCGATGAAGGCTGTGGGTAAAGGTAGATGTTCTACAAGAGCATTTACAGCAGCAGGGTCGATTGTGGCATAAAAGTCACGGCCCTTCCTCTCGAACTTGTCGTTGTCACGTTTGCCCACTGTTATAAACCTCTACTTCCATAACTACTGTTGCTTTTGTCTTTCGACTTTCTGTAGCAAACATCTTAGCAGCCGCTATAGCTGTGTCTTCTGTTTCGTAGTACAGATAATCTTTGTCTTCCACATAGACCCTGTACCCTAAGATTTTAGTTTCGTTGACCATACTCTTTCTCCAAAGCCTTTAGAGAAACCCATTGCAGATCGTAGTCACCATTCTCGACATAGCGTTTAATCACTACTCCTTTGGACCACTCTGCATTGGCTTGTCCTGCCCACTTTTCCTCAGACCCTTTGAAGCATCCTGCAACAAGGCCATTAAGCGGAGTAGGACGAGCATCCGCCTTCCGATAATAATGGAACTTGTGGCTATGACCAACAGTGCAACTATGAGCCAGCTTTTCGACAAGGCTGTAGCCATGATGCTTAGTAGACATAGCTGAACCAAAGTTACCACTGCTGACGTAGTGACCATATAGAACACCGTCATACTCAGCAAGTGAAGGGCCTGAGTTTCTGTATCCATGATACTCATCGAACCAGTAGTCTGTTTGAAGGTGGGAAAATGAGATTCCATATTTACTACCCTCTAGTCGTGGATCATGGTTGATAGCCTTCTTGATCCTGTTTTCGTGGTTACCTTCAAAGCCAATCCGATAAGGGCGCTTCTTCTTACTGACCTTGTAGCGTCCCCAGATACGATCCTGAGCCTCATTGTAAGCCTCGACATCCTTCTGGTAGGACTGTGAGACAATAGCCTGTGGGTAGCGTGTGTCGTAGGTGTTAAGGGACTGCATGTCAGCACCATCACCAAGGTCAACACAGTAGTCAGGCTTTACGTCTTCGATCAAGTCACCCAACCAAGAGAAGCGTTCATTGCTTACATCTGGATGAGCATGGGCGCATGTCCATACGATCACTGTCTTTGTCAAAACGTGTCTTCCCAGTTTAGAGGAATGATCTGATCGCAGAAGTGTTCTACAATCTCAACTGCATCATCAAAGTCTTGGAAGATCAAGTCTTCTTCACTCAGAACCCCACGTTCATCCCGAATTGTCACCGACAGGACAAACCCTTCTCCGTATGGCAACCCAAACCCATCGTCTTCAATGTCCCAATCAGGGATTTCAGAGGAGTGAATTGGGCCACGAAGGACATTTACAATTTGAACCATTGCTCAGGCACCTCTTTATCTGCGAATGTGAAGCCATTCTTGTTGCACCAATCAGCATAGGAAGTCTTAGAACCTTTGCTGATCTTCGTCTTAGAGTTAGAGAAGACAAACCTAATGTCCAGATCAGGATACTGTTGCTGAACCAGTAGGTGTTTCTTTCTGTCTGCTACCACAAACCTTCCTTTGGTTTCTACGATGATCCCATTAGGAAGTACGAAGTCTGGGGTATAGGTGTGAAGACTTTCTGGAACAACATACTTGATCTTCGTTGTCTCATACTCGACCTTCACACCTTGTAGTTCTAACTGCTTGGCTACCTTGTCTTCTAGACCTGATCGGTATCCAAGTTTTTTAGCGGCTCTATTTACTCTCACTTTTTGCAGTGTCCCAACTGTACTCTCCAATACAGAAAACTTCATAAGGGAAGTCTTCTTCATCGAAACAACCCGCCTTGTACTGACGCCAGTTGTTTTGAATGAAAGAGTTTTTTGCGTGTCCTATAACCCTCCAATTCCAGATACCTTTAGGTGCGACCCAAGGTTTTCCAGTTTGTTTGTGGCGGATGATATAAACCTTAAATGGACGTTTCATTTGGGGGTTCCCACATTTGTCCTTCTTCCCGTCTTAGCCACAACAGTCTCCCATTCATTACTGCACGGTCATAGTCGCCTTCGTAAGCCTCTAGACAGCGTTTCCACATTTCTTCTTTTGTGGTAGCGCCCTCAAGGATTTTCTCGGCCTTCGCTTTACCGACTTTCCAGACACCTTTGATGTTGTCTACACTGTCACCCATCAACAGTTGGGTGTAGAAGAACAACAGACCGTCTTCTTCACTAACCTCTGTCCACTCGTCTTTTGTAGGGTTATACAACAAACCGGGAACCTGCTTGAAGTCTTTGTCGATAGAGACAATCACGGCATCTGGAAAGTGTTTGGTTGCCAAGATTGCAATTGCATCATCAGCTTCCTCACCTTCTGTCAAGATAGTGTTGAACTCTTCCATGATGTAGTTACGAGCAAAGTTTAGAAGCACAGGCTTTTCCTTTGGTCGTTGAGCCTTGTAGTCTTTAGCAATTTCGTGACGGAAGTTGTTAGGCCCCGTCAAGAACGCGATGTAGCGGAAGTCCAGCCCGTATCTCTCAATTATGGCGTCGAAGATGTTCCCGAAGAGTTCATCTATCTTACCACAAACACCACCAATGGTGTCTCCCTCTTTTGAGAATACAGCACGATACGCCAGAGGGTCAGCGTCGATCAGGATTAACTTTGTCACTGATTACCCGCCCTATCGTAATCTCGGCTCAAAGCATCCCATGATACAGGGAACAGGTCTTTCATTACCACGCTGATCTGATCCGCAACTAGACGTGTCTCGTATTGGGTATCATCCTTGCAGCGTAGACGACACATATCTGCGAAGGCATCAAGGCTACCAGACCAGTACCACTCAGTCATTGTCGATTGAGGCAGAACCATACGGGCTTGTTCAGGGGCTACCCCAGATTCGATCATCCTGTGGTACGTTGCAGAGATAGCGGGGTAACGGTGTTCAAGCAGATACGCAGAACCAGTGCCTTCTGGTGGCCAATCCGATACACCATCAGACCCTTGCTTCTTGTCCTTGCTACGCCCACGCCACACCTCAGGTGTATAGAACTCTGGTTCATCATCTACGTAACGACGAGAGATTTCATTCCACCGAAGAAACTTATGCTTCACAAGCTGCCGTGCTACGAAGATGGGTGCCTTAACGTGGAAGGACGCAAAGGCATGGCCGAAGGGGGACATGTGCTTGTGCTTGGCAAGGTAGGAGATAAGTTTGGCGTCTTCAGTGACCAGATTACCTTTTTCCCCCAGCAGCCAGTTGCTCACCTTACCAAAACTAACCCGTGCAGCGTTAACGGTTGTCAAATCTGATCCCATGTGGTCGATGTAAGTAGCCTTAATCATTCCACTCTCCTCTGTCTTTGGTGATGGAAGGGGGAACACTTAAGCTCCCCCCTTTGGTCTGTCAAAGTGTTGTACCCACTTCTTTACCGTTGTCATAAACAGCTACCATCTGGTTCACATACTTGTACCCAGAGCCTTGCATAAAGGACAGGAACAATTCTAGAACCTCTGGGACCGTCTCCGCTCGACCTTCGACATTGACAGCGCGGTGGTCGCCACCTTCGTCAAAGTCATACATTCCAAACGTGAACCGCATTTTATTCTCCTACAACATCAAGGGCAGACAGTTTCCACCAAGACTCTACAGCACGACCATCGTTTGCACGATAACGAACTAGAGCGTCAGGCTGGCTTTCAAGGAAACTTGCTACCCCAATCACTTGACCACGCTCAAGGCTGACCTTGATAACTACTGTTTTACCAAGCAGGTTTTGTGGGGCATTTTCGTACATTATGCTGCCTGCCCTTCTTCGGGACGGACGTACTGGACATGCTCAAGGATTTTGACCTTAACCAGAGTGGTCCGATAGCTTTGGCTTCCGTCAGGTGCAGTGAACGGCGAGATAAGATGGGTAATTTCAGCAATGCTGCCATTGCCAATCAGGCCATCTTCTTCACTACTCCACAGTTTGCCATCTGCACGGAGAACTTTCGGCGGTCCACCAGCAGCTTCAATCACTTCACCAGTCTTGGTCTTGACGAGGTGCTTACGCTCAAACTTAACAACCAGTTCACCATCCATCATACGGTTCTGGTTAGGACGCTTGAGACTGCCAGTCTTCTTGAGTTTCTCGAACTCTTCTTTGGAGAGTTTCTGGCTGACGGTGTAGGCACCTTCACAATCGTCATACTGGCCGTTATAACCCGTTTTGTCACGGTTGCCTTCGAACAGACGCGCCCATTCAATCGGGCCTACCGTGGTGACTTCTTTGTATTTAGACATGCTTTCGCTTCCTTTTGTAGTAGCAGTAGACTGATTCTATCTGCTGTCGGGTTGGACGGTTGATATAGTTGTATCCACAGGGTTTGTCAACTAGATTTAGTGAGTTCTACGAACTTTTTAGTGTGTCTCGGCATAATTTTTTCCGATCTGCACATCTACATCCAGCATGACATTCAACCGTAGTTTGTCGTTAGCCTTCTTGATAGCACCCTTGAGGATACCACCAATGTATTCCGAAGCGACCTCTGGTACATAGAAACCAACTTCGTCGTGAAACTGCATAGCAATCTTGATCTTAGCCTCTCGGCAGAAGGACAACCAAGTGTCAAAGCAGTAGACACCTGTAGATTGGTTAGCAGTAGAGAAACGATCCTTTTCAGATCGCAGGTTGTGCCAGAACTTAGAGACGGGGTTCTGTAGCCACATAGAGTTACCTACAAGTTTTACCTTGAAACTCTCTGTTGCTTTGACCACAGAATGATTCCGTTCCCAGTAAGCCTTGATGATTGCTGTAGCCTCTTTAGGGGTCACACCAATCTCTCTGGCAAGTTTAGCTGCACCCACACCGTAGACGCAACTGTAGTTCGCAGCCTTGTACTTGCTACGAATAGGCTTCAGGTTAATCTCCCCTCTTGCATGTTTCTCCGCATCTTCTGCGGTGATAGCGCCTGCAAACTCCGCAAGATTAAGGTGGGGGTCAAATCCCGGTAGGCTCATCTCTGCCACATAGGCAGGGTCGTAGGGCTTCATGTAGTGGCGCTTTGTGGTATCCTCTAGGGAAACCATGTCAGACCCTACCAGATCGAAGCCATCAGGGGCAATAAGGCACCCTCTGATCTCTGCACCCCAAGGCTTGTCCACCTTTGGGATATTAGCTAGAGGCTTGGCATGTTTGAACCTGAACGTGTTGGTCAGACCTGCCACAGAAGCAACAAGCCAACCATCTGTGTGGTTCTCCAGCATAGCCTTGAAGAAGCCCTTACGGTGACGAATAACAGTCAGACCCTCTAGAATTTCCACTCCGGGGGCCTTGTCCTTGAGGCTAGTGACACTGGCACACAGTTGACCACCTTCTGCATGGGTGGCTGGATAACGTACTTGGGCAATGCGCTTCTCCTGACCAGTCTGCTTGTTCTTGTCGTATTTCCACGTCTGGGGGTCCCAGCCAAGTTTGTAGAGCCAATCCTTCACCTGACTGTCGCTGTTAGGGTTAGCATCTTCCCAGTCAACGATCATTTCCACCGTATCCCCCTCGAAGTTAGATGGCAGTTCAGATTGGAAAAGGATGTTGAGCCACTTCTTCCAAGCCTCGGTCATAGACCCATCCTTCTTGACCTTCTGTGCAGGACGTTTGAAGGTCTTGTAGACAGGTTGCTTAGGCATAGCCTTGACCAGTTCCTCGAACTTCTCCTGTTGCAGACGTTCCAGTTCGTCGAAGTTCTTCTGTGCGCGTTCTACATCAAGGCGTACACCAACCTCTTCTGCTTCTCTTGCACAGTCCATCTTGAACCCAAGGTAGTCCACAATACGAACAGCCTCTTCCCAGTTGCCATACAGCTTGAGGAGTTTACGCTCTAGGTCTTTCCAGAGACGCCAGTTGATCTTAACGTCTTCCACACAGCGATGGGCATACTCTTCGTAGGACAGGCTTGACCAATCCTCGACCTTTGGCTTAGGCACACCGTATTCGATGCCATAGCCCTCTAGACCGTGCTTGTCTCGTTCAAAGTTGACGTACCAAGACAAGGCCAGACTGTCGATGAACTTTGTGTGGTTCAGGTTCAGCCCAAGGATTTTGTTGAAGGTTGGTAGATCGTGCCGGATAGAGTTGTGGGCAACAATCCGGGTATCTTTCTCCAACAACAGGGACTTCATCACCTCGTAGTCACTGGTGTGGTGGTAGGTTTCCCCATCATCAGTCCAAGCAACCACATGAAGTTTAGTAGCCTCTTTCCACAGACCATCACTTTCACTATCCAGCACAATGATTTTCATGCTTCTAGGAACCCCTTTACTTTCTTGAAGGCCACATAATATTCAACAGACTCTTCACGATCATCTGGGTGGACATACCAAGGGGCAGTTCCCATCACCTGTTGGTAGTGATGTTCTAGCCAGCAGTTGACTTGGTTGAGGAAGATTCCATCAACAGTGTCGTGATCCAGTTCGACTGTTACCTTAGACATTCTGCAAGTCCTTTACTGCTTGTTCTTGACCACGAAACCAACCACCACCAAAAGCCCACCGCAAGTCATCAAGGCTTATCCCTCGATTTTCTGCAAACTGTCTCCGGCTCTCGCTGTCAGTCATAGGTTCGTCCAGCCAACCTTCAAAAGCCTTATCGGTTCTGTTCACCAGCCCACTCCTTTTTCTGTCAGGGTGAAGGTTTCTCCATCAAAGAGAAGTTCACCAGAGTTACCTTCTAGACCACACGGACGGTTCTTCTTAACCACAAGCCGTGTAGTGTTACGTTCTAGCATATCGCTTGCCTCTTTGTCACGCTCTAAATCAATAATGACAGAAGCACGTTGTCCAATCATCCGACAATACTTGAAGTCTCCATTGTCGTTTGTGTGACCAATCGTAACGATACCAACATTCAGATCAGCAGCCAGCTTAGATAGACGTACAGACAGGTCAGCCAAGAGGGCTTCTTTGCTTTCGTCACTGGATACCGTAACAACGTCTTGGATAGGTTCAAAGAACACATACTTGCAGCCATACACCTGCGTTAGAACCCTGATCTGTTCAATCAGATCGTCAGCACCATCCTCTTCACGAAGGTGAAACTGCATGTAACCAGTGTTCCTAGTGATGTACTTGATAGCCTCTTCTACGTCCTTCAAACGACCTTTCTCTAGGATCAAGTCTTTACGGGTCACATTGTCCTTGAGGTAGTACGATACCACACCAAGAAGTGAACGTAGCTTAGTCTCTTCCAAGTGCCATGTGGCAAACTTCACATCTGGATGGTTCTTGATGAAGTTGTATTCAAGATACCGCATGAACTCAGACTTACCAATGCCAGTAGGTGCCTTGATAACAGTGAAGTGTCCTTGCATAAGTCCAAGGATTTTCTCGTCTAGTCCCTCAATCCCGGTGGGAATAAAGGAGTGGTCAGGGGTATCATACAACAGATCAAGGAAGTCTTCTTCTGTGGTATAGATGTTGTCTGGTGTGAACAGTTTGGCATTGAACCAAGCCTTAGAGAAACCCTCACCAGCATCAGCCATCAGGAAGTCATTAGCATCCTTGTGGACATCATGTGGTACACGGTAGACCCTGCCGGGGAAGAGGTTCATCAAAGAGATGGCAAACTTCTCTGCCTTGTCGTCAGTGTCGATAGACAGGTAAATCTTCTTGAACGAACCAAGCCAATCCTTGCAGTTCTCAAGCAGTTTCCGACTAGGGCTTGCAGATGGCAGAGAGACAAAGGGGTACTTAGACCCCATCATCTGATAACCTGACATAGCATCAAGTTCGCCCTCAGTGATGGTCACAGCCTGTGCTGATCCAGCAGGGAACTTGTCCATACCAAACAGCTTGTCAGACTTGAAGCCCTTACCAGCAGAGAACTCTTTAGGAAGGTGCCTAGTCTTTGTGGTTCCGTCTGGATAGACGTAGGTGTGTTTGATAGGCAAGTCACCATCAACGTAAGTCTTTACACCATAGAACTCCATAGTCTTGCTGGTGATCTTACGACAACCAACGTGTTTCCAAATACCTGCATCTACAGGCTGTTCTAGTATGTCTTCTACAACAGATAGCACAGGTTTCTCCTTTCGATCCTTCAAGGGATACGCTTCTTTTGCCCAGTCAAAGACTTTGTCCATTTTCCCCTTCATGGGGTATGATTCGCCACAAACAAAGCACTTACCATACTGATATTTGCTTTCCCACGAAAACCCATCAGATGAACCACAGTCGTTATAGGGGCAAGGTTGGTGGTTTACATTCGCATCACTCATAGTCTCTCCCTTATTGGGTACACCTCTCTTGCCCAACCTACCGCCATCTTCTTTTTATTGGGGTAAGTGTTGCAGCAAGAAAAGCAAAGGCCGATTTGTGTTTCAGGTACCCATGAAAAACCATCTTCTGATCCACAGTCTTCGTAGGGGCAGGGTTGGTGAGTTAAGACTGTTTGTTCACTCATCTTTAGTCCCAAGGTTTCGGATAGCTTCATAGGCATCCTGAATGTCAACGCCATAGGCTGCACAGATCATAACAAGTTGCATACCATACTGACACATGGCTTCTGTAGCTTTTTGGTTCATCTCGAAGGTGTATGTAGCCGCACCATCTTCATGTTCCACAACTTTATCTACAACAATGTGGAAAGGGCCTTCTTGGACTTCTTCCATATCACACCTCCAGTTTGAAATAGGACGTGTACAGGACACGCCCATCGCAGCGCCCCAACTCAGGCCACCGACAGACCCCGGCTCGGCAATCTCTCTCAGCACGTTTCGTTTATAGGGGGTCATGCTTCATCTCCTTTGAACGCGGCGAGGGCCTTGCGGGCAAGGGGGACGGCCTCCCAGAAAACACCTTCGTCCTGTTCGTCCAAAATTGCGTGATTGACCATGTGTTTCAACGCCTCCGCCAACGCCTGCACCCGTGGGTCTGCCAGAGGATCGGCGGCAGGTAGGGCGGCGAGAGTGTGGTCTACGACAGCAGCAACATTAGCATGCTTACCCCGCAGGATGATTGCTTGGTGGGCGAAACGCTTGGCATCCCCGCGCCGGATCAAATCGTTGTCGCTCATCCCTTCTCTCCCTCAATCTCGGCCAGCGTGGCACACATGCTGTCATAGGCTTCAACTTGTTGCTGGGTTTCGTGGATACAGAAAGCATCCAGCATCCGATCCGCCGCCTCCACCGCCTTCGCCAGCCGGGAAAAACGCTTTTCCGCCTCCACAACGATGTCTCCTACGCACTGGACAGCGCCCAGAACGCCAATACATTTTCCGATTTGATTTATGGCAACGCGGGCTTCATCCCGCTCGGCGGTCAGGGCTTCATTAATCGCAACAAGTTGCTCGATGCGGTCGGCGGCTTCCTTCATTCGGTCTGCCATCATTCGATAGAGATGGTCTTTGTTGAGAGCCATAGACATGACAGGCGGGTTCTTGAGTTGGTGCAGCAGCAGTTCTTCGTCACTCATATCAGAACCACTCCTTGCGGCCATCAGCGTAGTGAACGACAACCTCTTTACCTTCTGGCATCCACAGGAAAGAGTTTTCTGCGACAAACTCAGCAGGTGTCTTCCCATAGACCAGAGGCTCTGGTTCTCCTGCGTCTTCCTCCATCTGGGCATACCAGCGATCACCACAGCAAGAACAATCCCGGCCACTCTCACAGCCGTTGAAGTAACCACCAAGATGCTCAAGTTTGGCATTGGCTTCGGCTGCATCTTCCGCCTCAATGATAACCCAATGGGTCACATCATCAGTCAGATCGAATACACCACCAGAGTTGTTCTGGTTGTAAGCAAAGAAACGTGTTTCGTTAGTCATCTTTGTTCTCCTTGATAGGGTCCATCACCCTAGTTATGTTGTCGTCACAGTCTTGTCAAGTGCAGATTAGTACAAAATTTTCTCTGTAGGGGTCTTGACAAGGCTTGTGGATACAACCACATACTAAAATGTCCTTTCCGCCAAGGTTCCCTATACCCTACCAAGTACTGTCATCATCTACTCAATATATTCTTCATCTTCTACCTCTAGATAGTCCTCAATGAGATGGTAGTAGTCATCTACATTAAAGATAATATCCCAGTTCTCCCCAAGATGATGGTAGATAGTATCACTCATAATCATCCTCATTCTCATAGTCGTCTAAGTCAGGTTCTTGACTGTCTTGTTGTTCTTGACACTGTTCACATAGGATGAACAAGTCATCTTCCATACGGATACCACAACAAGCACATCTCTGTAGTAGGTTAATCATGTCTATCTCCTTAGAATAGAGGGAACCACAAACTGCCAGTAGTGATCTGATAGTGTCGTATATGTCGTAGTTCTAGCAGAACAGCATCACACTTGTCAAGTTCACCATTCCACTCATAGGTACTAGCTTTCTGTTCTAGCTGCTTGATAAGGCTGTGGATAGGAACCAGATACTGTTCCTTGGGTGTGGGATGCTCAGAAGCAGAACTCTCACTACGTTGCGATGACATGTTCAGTATCCTGTATAGAAGATGTGTCTACCGTATTTCCCTACACGGGTCAATTTCTTAGACCAGAAGGGGGTGACTTTGGTTGTGTGGTAGTGGGTGGCACCTGACCCCAAGGTAGGGCCTTGTAGAGCCTTTACAGCGACTTCTACAGATGTTTGCCATGCAGGGTCAACAAGGATCGTCTCAAGATCAGGTGTGTCTTTTAAACCACTGAACTGGTGTTGCTGAAATGCCACAGTACATACATCGTCAGGATACTGTTCCATCTGGACCCTGTTCAGCACTACCTCAGCAACAAGAAGTTGACCATCTAGGGGTTCTCCCCTTGCCTCAGTGTAAACAACAAGGGCCAGACAGAATGTTGATAACATCAGTTCATGTACCCTTCATGTTCAGGTTTCTGCCGTTCAGCATAGCTAACAAGAGTAGCCATCATCACTGGGCCAATTTCCTCTACCGGGGGGTTGTACATCTCCAAGAAGGTCAAGATGATTGCACCAAGGGTCAGAGACGTAGCGTTCATAGGCATCTGGGATTGATACTTCTCGAAGAACTCTGACCACTGGTCGTCAATGGCTTCATGTTCAGGGCTGAGTACAGCAACAGTTTTCATGGTGTTTTCCTTTTGTGGTCAGACCCTTACTAGGTCTATTTCTCATTTCAGGTGAAGTACACGGTCCAGATAGAAGCTGATCCATGCTTTCTTCTGTAGGTCGTAGAAGGGCTGCAACCCAATGGCCTTCATGTGTTCCGACTGCTTGAAGCCACGCTCAGAGCCAATGATATGCGACGAAGGACGGAATAGACCGTTAGCCACACGCTCAGAGCCATCAGCTTTGAGGAAGGTCACAGTGGCGATACGAGTGCCACGGCCTTTGATGAAGTCACGAACTACAACGGGCGACAGAGTTTCGATGGTAGTCATTTGCATCTCCTTGTTTCTGTATTCTACTTACAGGTTCTGTAGTGATTCGTCAATAGGTTTCTTCTTCCCACAGACCGATACGTTCAGCCTCTTCAAAGAAGCCCTCTTCCACTTGTGCCTGCCACGTCCCTACAGTCTTAGGGGCTGCGATAACAACCACAGACAAGATCACAAACCACAGACAGGTCAGATTGATGATTGCGTTGTTCATTTCGATTGCACCTTCGCGCTCAGTTCTTCCATCTTGATGTCTTCAATGATCTTCTTCAACCTCTCTTCGATGTTGCCAAGATCATCACTAGCTTCGTACAGAGCCTCAGAGGCATCTACCAGACCATCAGAAACAGTCCCATAAGCCTCTACAGTGCCTTCATTACCTTCCCGCACATAGGTAAAGGTTCGGTCAGCATCACGCTTACTTTCATAGGCACGACCACCAGCCTGTCTCACATCATGGATCATGTCTTCAAGGCTGCGGATGATGTTCTCAGTATACATGGTTTTACTCCAAGTCTAGAGTGTTGAGGTAGTCACGCAGTTCTTTGATTTCGTCCACAGCCCAGCCTTTCTGCATACGATACTTATCATCCTCAAAGGTGTAGTAGGCCACAGAGGCTCGTTCATGGGTGCTGCGGCACATCAGATCAACTTGCATCATCTGGTCTTTGGTGATAGCCATCACACCACCTCGCTGTCAAATTCTTTGAGTTGTTTGATTGCCACAGCCCGCTCAGTGTCTTCACCCATTGGGAAGATGTAAGATGTCTTCAACCAACCAAGGGTGTAATTGACACCCTTTAGTTCAATCATCTTTGCAACCAACAGCTTCTTGATTTCGCTTGTGGTCATGTCTTCGTAGTTCATGTCACTTCTCCAATTTCTCTACAGCCAAGTCATATACGATTCGCAGTACGATGTCAACACTTTCATCAACCCAGTCGAACTTCCCACCAAGACCAAGTATCTCATAAGCTGCCAGACCATTCATCAGATCACTCTTATCGTCAATGCTCTTGCCTGTGATTGTGGTCAATGAAACAGCAAAGATGTGGCCCATTTCACGGACGTTCCTGATTGCTTCGTCGTTTGTCATTTCAGGTTCTCCCATTCTGTCTTGCTCATTGAACCTTCCCACCCGTGACCAGACGAAGTATCGGAACAATAAACCGTTGCCCAGTACTCCTTGTAGCGACCTTCACCGTTAAACCAGTGAGAGAGACGCTGGTAGGTACAAACACCTTCATGGCCCCAGCTATCGTAGGTTTTCTTCGTCTTCACTTCCAGTGCGTTTGTCATTGTCTGTCTCCGTCTTCGTTGAGATTTGTTTAACCGATTCGTCTGTGGTTGTCAACCAGAAAAATTTGACGAACAATTTCCACCGTGGGGGTTCCCTGAACAATTTCCACTGTGGGGGGTTGACGAACAATTTCCACCGTGGGGGGTCGAGCCTTGTCGATTCCATGCTGCACCTGCATTGCTGCATCGCGGCACGATGTTCCCGATTCGTTCCCCTCTTGGTCAAGGCATGACTCTCCAGTCTCGCACGATTCGCACGTCGAGTCAAGTAACATTTTTTGTTACAGTGGATTCCGACCGCGCAGCCTCGGTGATTTTTGCGAAACGCTTGCGCGTCCCCTGCCGAGTCCTTGCCCGGTTCATGTAATCAATCTAAGTGATTCGGCCTAGCTTGTCAACCCTCTTTGCAAGAATCCTTCCCTATCTTATACAGTGCAAATTTTTTCGCTTTTCTTGTTTTGCCCTATTGCGAATCGGATTCGCTTATGTCATAAACAATACAACGGAAACACAAACAAGGTGAACGAAAATGGACGTTGCATTGCTTATGCTATCAATCTGGGGCTTTGCCGCCCTAGTGATCTTTGCGGAATAAGGGGAAAGACAATGGCAAAGACTGTTTACTCCACCTATACCAGCTGGGATTTTGACGTTGATTTTGTGGCAATCTATGGCCACTTTGACGATATACCGCCCGATGTAGACGTGCTTTCCCTTCACATTTTGGGCGTTAAAGTATCGCTGCAATCCCTGCCCAAAGACTTGCAATCTGCTATCCTATCCCTTCATACCGACACAATCTGAAAAGGAACCCCGACATGATTAAGACTTATGCACTCGCTGTTGAAACCGAAGCCGGGATTCGCGTTATGCCCTTTGGCCCTTTCACCTTGGCTAAGGCCGAAAGCTTGCGCGATAGCATGGCACAAGCCGGAAAGCCTGTCCTCGTTCTCAATATTAACGCCATATAAGGGGCTAGATCATGCAAACACATTTGACCCTAGTATCGCGCAACGTCAAAACAGGGCCGATTCCAGTATCCACCACAAGCGCAGAGTCTTGCCCTTCGGCTTGCCCTTTCAATAACGCTAACGGCTGTTATGCCGCATCTGGCCCTTTGGCTATCCATTGGCGCAAGGTAACCAACGGCCTATCCGGTGACTCCTATGGGGCTTTTCTTGATAAGGTTTCCCGCCTCATGAAGGGGCAGCTATGGCGTCACAATCAAGCGGGTGACTTGATAGGGGAAGGCGATACCCTAGATACACAAGCCCTTGCCCTATTGGTGAAGGCTAACAAGGGCAAGCGCGGCTTTACCTATACTCACAAGCCCCTAGATACGCAGGCGGAAAGAGACGCGATTAGAGACGCTAACAAGGGCGGCTTTACTGTAAACCTATCTGGCAATAACCTAGATCATGCCGACTCCCTTGTTGATCTAGGCATTGCCCCGGTTGTGGTTGTCTTGCCCCATGATGCAACGTCTAACACAGTGACACCCAAGGGCCGTAAGGTGGTGGTCTGCCCCGCAACGCAACGTGACGACGTATCTTGTGCTTCTTGTGGCCTATGCCAGAAGCAACGCGACTCTATTGTCGGCTTTCCGGCTCATGGCACAAGCAAGAAGAAAGCAAGTGCGATTGCCGCTAATTGATAGGAGTCTGATATGACTATTCAAGAAATACTAGATAGCGGCGCAATCGGAATCTACAGGAAATCAACCTTCATTCAGGGGATGGCGGCTTACCCTTGCTTTGAGATTGATTTTAATGGCGGGACTCTTATGACTTCCCATTGGTTAAAACCAACCTCTGAAAAGGCGGTAAAGTCATTCATTGCGAAACATACCAAGCAAGGAGTCTAGGCCATGCAAACGCAATCCACCTATAAGCGCCACTGTGAAGAGACTCGGGCCTATGGCTGGACTCCTATGGATTACATCACTTGGCTATCGTGGCGAGTAATGAAGCCTATGGGCAAGCTAACGGATGAAGACAGGGCGAAACATCCCGAGTCCTAGGTCTATTCCCTGTCGCATCCATCCCTGTCGGATTGCCCCTATTCGTTAGGGGCTTTCCCTTTTGAATCAATGTGAACGATCATTCGGTTGTGGGTTGGTTGTGGCATAAGTGAACGAATGTTCGGCATGATGGAAATGCTGAAATGGGTTGCCGATTCGCTCCCCTCCCGCAACAATTTGATATGTCAAGGAAAATCTTTGCCAGATTGCACCTAATCAAGAGTGTTGCATAAAAGACACACCCCCATGCGAGACAGGTGTTGCATATTTGCCACAGTATTGACCGACTAGGGTGTTGCATTTTTATCACACTTGACAGGGTGGGACCCCCTAGATTATACTGCGGGGGGTGATTCGGGTGGGTAACCATACTGAAAGCCAAGACAAAAAATTTGATATGGAAATAAAATACACAGAAAAATCAAATAGTTGTCATTTTCTCACGGAAAAAATAAAAAAATTTGCAGTCTGCCCCTTGACAAACCCTATGGATACAACCATATATAAAATGTCCTTTTCCGCCCCGGTTCCATATACCATATACCCCATAACAGATGTTCTACCACAGTACCTCCATCAAGGAGTAGATGTAGTCATCTAGTATCATCTACCACAAAGAAGGAGTACCTCTTGAATAGTGGATAGAGATGACTATGTAGACTACATCATCCACTAGAGGGTAGACAGATGAGTGAAGTAGACAACTATCTAGGATACACCATAGACCAGATAAGGGGTATACTGTACTATGACCCTGAGACTGGTAAGTTTACTTCTAAGGTGAGTGGTAAAGAACTGGTAGACATTAGGTTCTGCTATAGACATCCTAAGACAAGTAAGGTTACAGGGTTCCATCTAGCTAGAGTAGCTATCATGTTTATGGAAGATAGGTATCTCAAGGATGAAGACAAGGTAGTGTGTAAAGATAAGGATAGGTATAACTTAGCCTATAGCAATCTTGTTGTGGTAGATGTGAAGGCTACACAGCCTATCTACAATAGTGAGAAGAACAGCTACCTTGAGACGGATGAAGACCACATCTTCTATGGTACACTGGATAGATTGTTTGTGGTAAGACGGGGACCAGAGCAAGCTGTCTACCGTACCTACAGTAAGCAGAAGGCTGTAGAGGTTAGAGATAGATGGTTAGAATCTGGTATGATCCTGCATGAATGGGATGATACAATGCCAGTTATGTTTAGAAACTAGGGGTAAACAGGGGTGTTTTGTGGTAGAAATACAAATAAAGTGATATTTTTGTCACTACACCCCTTGACAAACCCTGTGGATACAACTATATATACACCAGCAAGCCACAACCATCACATTCTCTCACCGAATCATTTGTAGTACGAAATGGGTGCCGATGTGGTTTGCTACTCTATTCTGTCAGCCTGAAAGGTGACAAATCATGGCTGAGAAGCTGAAACACAATCTCCACATTGCTACTTACATTCGTAAGGCCATTCGGGCTGGTGTAGCAATGAAGGTCATCTTGGACAACATCCAGAAGTATGACCATGCACCCTCTTCCATGAACGGTATGTACAAGACGTACCGTAATGACATTGCAGAAGCTAGGGCTGATATTCAAGAAGCAGTAGGTAATGTTGTGGTCAACAAAGCCCTTGAGGGCGACCTTAAAGCTGCTGAACTCTTCCTGCGTAGTAAGGCAGGTTGGAACCCGACAATCAAGGTTGAAGAAGTCGATCCCGAAGAAGTCAAAGAAGACACTGGGGCTATTGATGATCTTCTTGCACTCCTTGGTAAAAGAAAAGTAGTATCCGAAGAATGAGTAAGAACGGTCTTCCAATCCATGCTGACGATCTAAGGGCTATGGGTGAAGACCTAACTTCTTTGTTGTCGCAGCTTCCCCAAGCTAAAGCCGAAGAACTCCTCTACACTTGGCCCTTCTGGGCTAGACCACAACAGATTGCCCCACAGGGTGACTGGAACACATGGTTCATCAATGCTGGTCGTGGTTTCGGTAAGACCCGTGCTGGTGTTGAGTGGGTTCGTGCTAAGGTGATGCAAGGGCATAAGCGTATTGCTGCCATTGCTGCTACCAACTCCGACATTGAACGGGTTATGATTAACGGTGAGTCAGGTTTCCTTGCTCGTTGCTGGAAGGGTGATAAGACTGTTAAAGGTGTGCCTCTAGGTAAGCCTTTGTGGTCGCCAACCAAACGTCTCCTGACGTGGGAGAATGGTGCCTACGTCCAGTTCTTTAGTGCAGAAGAGCCTGAACGTCTTCGTGGCCCTCAGTTTGAGGCTGCTTGGTGTGACGAACTTGCTGCTTGGAATAAAGACAGAGACACATGGGACATGTTAGCCTTCTGTCTTCGTCTAGGTAAACACCCTCAAGTCTGTGTTACCACAACCCCGAAACCTACAAAACTCGTTAGAGACATTCTCAAGAACCCTAAGACCGTTGTGACCTATGGTTCTACATTCGATAACTCTGCTAACCTTGCTACAAGCTATATTGAAGCAGTTAAATCTCAATATGAAGGCACACGCCTTGGTCGTCAGGAACTCTATGCAGAAGTCCTAGATGAAGCCTCTGGTGCCTTGTGGAACCGTCAACTCCTAGCAACCTGTGAGGTTGAAGTTGATAACCCCGTAGAGTTTGCAGAAACACTTGCTCGTGTTGTGGTATCAGTCGATCCGGCTGTTTCCGCTAACAGTGAAAGTGACATGACTGGTATTGTTGTAGCAGGGCAAGACATCAACGGTGTCTGCTATATCCTACAAGATGCCACAGACAGATATTCTCCCGAAGGTTGGGCCGCTAAAGCAATCGAACTGTACAATGAGTACGGTGCTGATCGTATCGTGGCAGAACGCAACCAAGGTGGTGAGATGGTTCGCTACACATTCAAGAGTGTAGATGAGACTATCCCCATCAAACTCGTACACGCATCTCGTGGTAAGTTCGCTCGTGCAGAACCTGTCTCGGCCCTCTATGAACGGGGTCGGGTAAAGCATGTCAAGGGTCTAGATGCCCTCGAAGATCAGATGGTCCAGTGGGAGCCTCTAGGTTCTATTGGTTCACCTGACAGGCTTGATGCTATGGTCTGGGCTGTAACTGAACTTGCCCTCAAAGGTGTGGCTAAACCTGAACTCAATTTGGCCTATGCTGATGCGAAAGGTCTTCTCAGCCGGAATTAGGTAGTGAAATGAAGAAACTCTCGGAAACCGCAGCCAAGATTGAACTTGGTGTCTATGGTAAGAACACCTACACGGGTGACATTCGTGCTGACGAGTTTCTTCAAGAACTCAAAGGTAAGAGGGCGATCCAGAAGTATCGTGAGATGCGTGACAACAACGCGATTGTCGGCTCTATCATGTATGCTGTGGAACAGACCCTTCGTGATGTCAAAGTTGACATTGTCCCCGCTGATGACAGTGAAGCTGCTAAAACAGAGGCAGACTTCCTGAAATCTGTGATTGAGGACATGGACCACAGCCTTGATGACCACATCTCAGAAGCCCTGTCGTACCTGACCTATGGGTTTTCGTGGTTCGAGGTCGTCTACAAGGTTCGTGCTGGTGATGCCCGCTCCCCAAAGAAAAACTCTAAATACGAAGATGGTCGTATCGGTGTAAAGAAGATTGCTATCCGCGCACCGTGGACTGTTGAAGAGTTTGAAGTTGACCAGAACACTGGTGAAATTCTTGGTATGTATCAAGAGGCTGCTTGGGGCAAACGCCCTGCAATGATCCCTGTCGAAAAATCCCTGTATTATCGCACAACGAGCCTCAACAATGATCCCTCTGGTCGCTCCGTTCTTCGCAACGCTTATGTTTCTTACACTTACCTCAACAAGATTCAGGGATATGAAGCCATTGCTATTGAGCGAGAACTTCATGGGGTGCCTGTTGGCCGTATGCCTGCGGAGTATCTGAGTGCAGATGCTACTGCCGATCAGGCTGCACTTCGTGGTCAATTCGAGCGTATCCTGCGTGACCTGAAGAACAACGAACAAGGCTATGCCCTTCTTCCCTCGGACCTGTATGTAGATGCTGATGGCAAACCTACTAACCAGCGTCTCATGGATGTGGAGTTGATTACTGCTAATGGCTCTCGCTCCATCGACATTGATCCTGTTGTTAAGCGTTACCAGCATGATATTGCTCGTAGCCTTATGGCTGAGTTTCTTATGCTTGGTAGTGGCTCTGGTTCTTATGCTCTGTCAAAGACTAAGACTGACCTCTTCCTCAGAAGCCTCGAAAGCTACATCAACACGATTGTAGACGTATTGAATAAACAACTTGTTGAGCGTTTGTGGCAGTTGAATGGCCTTGATTGGGCCACCATGCCTAAACTTGTTGCTGGTGACGTTGCTCCCCACGATCTTCGTGAGATTGCTTCCTTCCTTCGTAACATCAATGGCGCTGGCATTGAACTTCAAGATCAGACCGAAGTTGTCACCGATCTTATGTCAATTGCTGAGATTGACTTCGATAGCAACAAGTATGAAGCTAAACTACAGAAACCTACCCAACAAAAACTTGACCGTCAGACTGTAGAAAACGCTCAAGTAGAGGAGAAATAACATGCCCTTTCTTAATGATCGAGTGTTTGACAATGGTTTGACCGTTCTCGACACTGAAGCTAACAAAGTTACGATCACTTCGGCAGAAGCTGCCACTTACGCAGAAGCTAACGCCTCTCTTGCCCTCGGCAACAGCACTAGCCTGTCGATTGGCGCTCCACAAGACCGTACAGGCGGTGGTCGTGAGGTTGTGGTTGCTGCCATTTCTGATGGCTCTGTGACTGCTAACGGGACTGCAACTCACTATGCGCTCGTAGATACTGTGAACTCTCGCCTCCTTGCAGCAGGTTCTTTGACTGCTTCGCAGGTTGTTACTTCAGGTAACTCGTTTACGCTGTCTTCCTTCACTATCGGTATTCCCGACCCTGTGTAATGCCCTTCTGAGGTTTTTTCAACATGCCTAAACTAGTCAATCGCGCTAAGATGACCACAGCCACTACTGGCACAGGCACTATCACGCTTGGCACTGCTGTTACTGGCTTCCAAACCTTTGCTTCGGCTGGTGTCGTCAACGGCGATGTAGTTAGGTATACTATTGAAGATGGTAATGCTTGGGAGATCGGTACTGGCACATATACTGCCTCCGGGACACTATTAAGCCGTACCTTGACCCAAAGTTCGACAGGTTCACTCCTGAACTTGACAGGTTCAGCATTTGTCTTTATCACGGCTGCGAGTCAAGACCTCGTAACATCTGTTGCCAGCAAGACTGGTGATGTAACCCTCGTCAAAGGCGATGTTGGCCTTGGCAACGTGGATAATACGTCTGACGCCAACAAGCCAGTTTCGACGGCGCAACAGACCGCGCTTAACCTTAAAGCCAATCTGGCCTCTCCAACCCTAACGGGGACACCTGCGGCACCGACGGCAACGGTTGGTACCAATACCACTCAGATCGCCACCACGGCGTTTGTGAATGCTGAGATTGCCAACGACGCGCCAACCAAGACGGGCGGCGGTGCTTCGGGCAACTGGGGCATCAACGTCACAGGAAGCGCAGGCTCAACTACCGTCCTGAACCAAATTGCCAGCTTCCCAACGGCAAACAATCAGGACTTCAACTCCCTGACCACGGGCGGTTACTACAACATTGTCTGGGGCAATTTCACCGGCACCCTTAACACACCCAGTGGCTCGGCAAACAGCTACGGGACGCTACTTGTCCAGAACGGCCTTAACTTCACCTCACAGTTGTATATGCCTCACGCCACAAGTAGCTCACCAGCTACGAGGGTTTTTTACAACGGTTCGTGGACCGCTTGGGCGTACACCCTATCATCGGCCAACTACACCTCCTTCGCTCCATCCCTGACCGGATCGGGTGCTTCGGGGACGTGGGGCATCAACGTCACGGGAAATGCTGCGACCGCGACGACGGCTGACCAGATTGACGGAGTGGCCTTTCGCAACACGGGAAGTAACGCCGCTGTCAACGCAGACACCTTGGACAGCAACGGCATCACCTACTACACGGCTGGTGTCCCGAACTTCACTGGCAACGCCACCGATGGCGCTCTGTACTCTCAGGCGTATAGTTCTTCTTGGCAGCATCAGATTGCAGCAGATTACCGCTCTGGACAGATCGCGCTTCGCGGCAAGAACAACGGAACTTGGCAGTCTTGGCGCAC